TAACGTTATATATTTTGACGCCGTTAGAATTGACGATGTAAGGCAAAGGTCTCGATACAACGTTGAGGTATAACGCGTGCCCGTCTTCCGGTTTGTCTTCCCACGAGAAAACATCTCCCATGATGGGATTGCCTGATGCGTCCACGTTAAAATTGACGAACGCGCCGTATCCCGTCCCGACAGCGTCTTTTGAAACGACTATCATCTTATTGTCGAAAAAGTGCTGAACCGCCCCGTTATCGTCGACGTACTGGCCGTCATAGGTATATATAGGAGGCAAATTAACGATTGATGCCAGTAATTGGCCGTAAGCGATATTGGACGCGTTTTGAGCCATTTGAGCCAAGTTAAACGTCATCTTGTCAACAGCCTTGTTAAATTGCGTGTTATCCCAAAGCGCTCTCGCGACGCTCGGAGAAACTATTATGAAAGAAGGTATGAAACCGGACGCTTTCATGTTCAAAACAATATCTTCGAGATCCGACACGATCTTTGTCGTCGTCGCCAAAGTGTAATTTGACGGAGTAACGAAAGCGCTTGTAAAGACGTTCCCGCCGTCCGAGTAAGTTATTTGGCCGGACGATATAAGGTCGGCGTACATTTTTTCAAGCCTTGCGGAGATCCTTTGCTTGAGAATCATCATCTTTCTCGCTCTCGCGTATTCCTTGGAGGATATGACATCGGAAACGCCACTTATCGCCAAGATCGAAGGATTCGAATTTTGACCTAACACGTCGTCCTCGGTCATGTCCTCGTGTTCCCAAATTTGCGTCGGATCGAGGTACATCTCGGAAAGCCCATCGGCAACCTTTACAGCTTGTCTCGGATCTCCTCTTCTTCCAAGCCTCGATAGAGTGATCGAATTTGTCTGAGAGACCACTCTCACTTTTGCGATCGGCGAATAATCCACGTTTTGAGCGCTCAACTGAGCCGTCAAAAATTTTGGCACCGACGGCGTTATCTTGTAAAGCCTTGTCAAAAACACCCATGAAAAGCCCATTTTATCCTCCTTATGCGTTTATTCTCGGCTCAATAAACACGCCGACTGCTCTTAATTTCGCTTTAAGATCTTCCGTTGCCGTTGCGATTAACTCATCAGCGTAAACTATGCCCGAAAATTGAATCACAGCGTAATTTGCGCTGTCTAACTGCCTAACAACCCCAGCGGGACTCCCAGTCGTTAAAAGTTTGTAAGCGTGCGCCGTCGAATCGTATTCGACAACGTCTCCAGCGTGAAGCGTCCCCGTAATCGGCACAAGACACAAATATCTATTCATATTTCGCCTCCAAAAATGGCTTTAGCCACATTTTCCGCCCTTTGAGCATCTGAAACGTCATGCGGAATCTCAGTCCCTTTAACGGTTAGATCGATCTTGGGAGAACTTTCCAAGATATCGTCAAACTTTCTGAAATCATCTTCGTTCAAAACAACCTTGTCGATTTTGTCCATCATCGCTGGAGCGATTCCTTTGTCAATCCACGCTTTCTTCCACGCCTGTTTTCTTTCCGCGAATAATCTGTCTGACAATTCTTTCCTTTCCTTGAGCAGGATATCGATCTTTTCAGAGAGCGTCTTATTCGCCTCTGACAAATCTACCAATTGCTTTTTAACTTCCTCATCCATTCCTTTCACCTCCGATAATTTCGGCAGTTCCATTTTTAAAGCCTTGTAATGTTCCGCCAAATGTTCATACACCTTTTGTCGTTCACTTTGGGGGAGATCTACCCCTCCTCTCGCGCCGTTTAACGCCGCCATGGCCGCGACGATTCCCGAACGGTACAGAGTTAACCGCCCGTTGTCAAGTTTGTGATGTGGCAATTTATAAGATGACTTTTGGTCAGGGTATCCATCACCGTCTTTATCGAGGGCGGGATCTCCGTCATACCAAGCGAACGCTTTAGCGTATTCCGCTTGTCCTCTGTTCCACAATTCGTTTGATTCTTCGGCGGTAAAACTCCACGAATCTCGTTCGTTGATAGGCTCGTTTATAACTTTCGGCACCGAGAAAATATTTTTCAGCGATTCCGCGAATGCCAAAACCTTTTCTTTCACTGATTCCATCAGTTTCAATTCTTCCACGTCCGGATGCGCCGGCCTGTTAGTCAAAGCGAAACCTAACAGCGTCGCCCCGACTTCTTTTCCCGTTCGCTTATCAAGATAATTAGTGTCCCACTCAGCAGATACATATTTGTACTCTCCTTCCTTTATGAGGTTTGAGCCGTCTTGATTGAATTCAACAAGCGCGTACAGCCCATCTTCTCTCGCTTCCAACTCTTTGATCCAGCCGTACGCTTTACCGCCTTCGTGATCGAGATCCACGCTCAATTGGTACGATGGTATTCCCGCTTTGTAATTGCTCACCATCTTGTCAATCAAGGCCTTGTCGACCACCACTTTGCCGTAACGCCTGTCATAGATAACTCCGACCGGCAGGATGTTAATCCATGCCGTATCTGACAATTCCACCGTGTTTAACATTCGATCACCTCCATTGACTCAATAACTGACTTATCATTTGCGTGTCCGAATCTCTTGTGTCCGGCGATGGCAAACTCTCCCACACACCTCGATCCGTTGCCTTAGGATAATCCTCATAAATCGTTATTCCGGACAACATAGACCTGCAATTGACGTGTAACGGCGGAGTGTTTTGCGCCACCAAAGCGAGATCGTTCGCGTCGATAATCAGCCCGTTTCTTTCCCTGCAAATTTCCGTTGTTCTTTCATCCAAGACCGCTATGTATTCGTACTTCTGAATCGCTCCCGAATGGTAAGCCTCATCAAGATTTCCGATGTTATACGCCCTCGTCGCTTCGGTTCGCGCGATGGCGTGAATTCGTCCGATCTTGAAATCCTCAATTCTTTGGGCGAGGTATTCCGTCGCTTCGGCCTCGCTCATGCCTTTGTTGATTGTTTCCTGAACGTATTTTGAGACGGCTTCCTTCATCGCCTGCTCTTCGACGTTCGCGAGTCTGACAACGTACCAGTCTAAAAATTGCACGGCTTCAAGGTGCGGAGAAAATATGGCGTCGATGTTATCCAAGACCTCTCGAGATATTCGAGGATTGACAGTCAGCCTTTTTAAGATGTCTTTGTCTTGAGATAAAACGAAACTGACTATCTCCAAAAACGGAATCGACGAAAATCTCGTCTTTGGCTTTTTGCCGTACTTCAAAAGGTTAGCCGTCATCGCGATCTTTCCGAAGATGTAAGACGAATATAAGCCAGTTCTAACGGAATCCATCGCCTTGTCGTCGAAAGAATCGTTCCAGCGCTTCGCGAGGCCTTCGGTTATACGCTTTTCCGCTCGTAAAAGCGCGTAATGCGTTCCTCTTATCGGTATCATGTTTGCTCCTGCGGAAATCTCAAAAGGGATCTCATCCAGTCGTTATCGCTGACCGGATCGATTATTCCGCCGTTAATTCCAGCGACAAACGTGTTCATGAGTTTTTGCCTTTCGTCGGCGTTCAAAGTGTCCGTGAAGGCGAATTTTCCGTAAGTCTCTCGCTCGCCAAAGTTATATAGGATGATCGGATAAATGATCTCGTCTATGATCGCCTCCGAAAACCATGAAGCCATGGATTTGGCGTTAGTTTCGAACATATCCAAATGGGTTTGCGCCGCCGCGTAACTCCCTACATTTGAAAGGCTTGAAAGCAACTGAGGGAGCATAAGGCCTCGATACATCCAAGTGTTCAAAGAGTTTATCGTGTCCCTGAAATCCGGAACCATATTTGAATTCGCCGATAGCAATTTGATGTCGTCGTCCCTGTTCACAGATATCACGCCTTGACTCCACAGATGAGACAGTTTCTCGGCGTTGTTAACCGGATCACCCGTCTTGCCCACCACGGGAGGCAGAGCGTACTTTTCCATCGCGACAGGCCAGAGTTTGATTATCATCTTTTTGAATCGCCAAAATCTGTATAACAGATCAAAGGCCGATTCGCCGTAAACTCTCCGCCCTTTTATAAATAGCGCGATCTTGCTTCTCGGAATAAGGATCGAGTGCTGCCTAACTCCAGTGATTTCCCCGCTTTCAAAGTAAAAGTTAACGGTTTCGGCCGGCAAAACTACAATATCTTTCAATACCACGCGATCTTTTTCAATCTTCCAGATCAATTCACCAGTGCCGTATCCGAAAGAATAGATATCGTCAAAGAGCGCTTGAATGTACTCTTGGAAGTTCTTTTTTGTGTTTTCAAGCACTCCCTTGATGAAGTCTTGAATTTTTTGATCCGGATGGGAGTACTCACCAATATAACTTCTAACGTAATTGAACAAAAATAAAAGGCCGGATTTTATCGTTTCATCTTGCCTCATTTCAAGCCTTTCGTCCATCGTGATGGGAGCGTCGTTATATATATCACCGTATAATTGCCCCCAAAAATCGTAAGCCGTCCCTATCTGCCCTTCAATAATCTTCATAGTTCACCTCGTATTTCTTCAAGACAATTTCGCTGTTAGCCCCTTTCGAATGAGTGTAGATGGCGTATCTCATGGCATCCATCGCGTGATCCATGAATTTCACGGGTTCGTCCAATGAGTTTCCGTTTCTGTCCTGCTTCCATTTGTATCCCTCAATTTCTTTAAGCGTGTTCACACACTTGGGATCGATATGGAGTTTCTTACGTTTAATAAAGTCGATTCCATCCTTCACATTTTTGTCGGCGGGGCAAATGTTGAATCCCGCTCGCCTAATCTCTTCAATCCTATTTGGCTCGGCCGAGTCGGCGTATATCGGAGATTTTCGATCC